TCATACCATTTCTTTAATCTTGTTTTGCAAATCATTATATAAAACTTCATACCAAAATGGATTAAGCCTTAACAGGTCAAAGTATGAATATACGCCTTTTTGATATATTAAAGAAGCATATTTAAGCTCTTTGTCTGCTCTTTTTTTAAGATGCTCATGATAGAACTTTATGGACTGGTCTACATTTACCAAGAATGGCGATTTATGCTCCATAAGAACTTTTTGCTCTGTATTTTGAGCAAAGTAATATGGGATATTCGGCATTGCCCAGAAAGTTAATCCAGCGCCATATTCCTCACTTGCTTTATATAAAAAGCCAGGGCATGGACGAATTGAGTCAGGATATAAACTTTTACATATTCTTAACCTACGTGGAATAAAAGGATTAAGCAAAGCAGTTAATCGCTTGTTTATATAAGTTGAGTACTTATCAATCATTTTTGTGTGCTCTTTAACAAGTGATGAAACTAACAACTTAATCCTTTCATTTCCTATAGGGTCGCTCAAGTGTATATATTCTTGCCTGAAAGCTTCGCGCTGAATACGTATTCTATCTTCTTTAAGCCGTTGAGATTTTTTCCTTTTAGCTTCTATGCTAGCCGCTGCAGCTCTGCGCTGTCCCTCAGGTCCAAACAGTTTTACACCTTGGCAATTGTTTGGACCCAAGCCAATCCATGGCATTTTATCTCCATATCTAGCTTCAATTTCTCTATTTTCCTGCTCTTCTTCAGATAATTCAACATGCTCTTCTTCCAAAGTAATTTTTTCAATTGCCTCAGATTGAGCTTCTTGAATATCCTCATCATCACTTTTAATTTCATTGAGAAATTCAAAAAGCTCTTTTTCTGTTAAGTCACCGTATTGTTTAATATCTTCCATATTGTTTAAACAAATACTTGATTATATCTATGCTAGATCTTATATCCAATAATCCAAAATATGCAATTGCAAGTATAAATCTTGCTATTTTATGCAATATCCAAAATAATATATATATAGGAAGATAAAGCCATCCTATACATATCCATAAAAATTTAAGTACCTTTTTCATTTCCATAACTTTTTATTTTTATAAGTTTTTAAGTTGTTGTTTATAATACTTTTCTTGCATATCGAAGTGTCTCTTATATATATGCAAATCATGAGCAAAATGGTAATAAGTGCCTATTGGCACATTAAGTTCATCTGCAACTAATTGTTGAAGTCTTGTCCAGCAATATTGGTCATTACAAAAACCATAAATTAAATCATTACTTCGCATAGTTACACACATATCAAGAGTTCCTATTTGAGGTTTAATATCAAATCCAACTGATAATGTGCAAGGTGTATCATACTTATAGTCATCTTTTTCCTTGCCATCAAATATAGTAAACCAAGCTTGACGTGTATCTTTATTCTTTTTAAGCTGCTCAATGCATTTTAATAACTGATTATTACGCATCCATTGCCATCCATAATTAGAATTAACAATGTTATCTCCGCCATGCATTTTATCCCATATAGGAGCATATTTTTTAATTTCAGCTACACTTCTATTTCCAGATAAATACCACGCATATTCACGGTCTGCATACCGTTTACTAAATTTACGCCATTCAGTTGTTATAACACGTTGTTGAGGATTTAATAAATAAAAACCAATATTATAAATAGCTTTTGTTCCAATATTAGTATCTATTCCTTGGTCCATTATGACAAAATATAAATCCTCAAAAGCTTCAGTCGCATTTCTATAAGCTATATTCATCCTATCCAAATTTGTTTTGTTTGCCAATCCATTCTATTATTTGATATTTTAAAAGTTTCAGCTTGTTCTCGAGTATTAAAATATCTAAGCAACATTCCTGTTGAGTCAAATACACCATATTGAATTTTTCCCATATCACCTAACTATTTTATTTGTACTACTGTTATAAACTCTAAACAGTAATTCTTCTGCTTCCTTATTCATTGCATCACAAATATTTATTGCTTCTTCTATAGATAAGCCTGTAAGTTCTTCATCGCCATCATTTATTGCAATTTCACCAGTTATAGTTCTAATATCAAATAAATTTGAAGAAGCGAAAGCCTTAGCAGCATCAAGAGCTTGTATACAAATATAGTGTACTGCATCCCAGTATATATAAGACAAAGTGCTTGTATCTTTTAATATATTGATATAAAGCTCTCTCAACTTTTCTGGCCTAAACCATCCATGCTCATCCATTCGTCTATATTCAGCAAGCCATCTACCATATCCATTTGTGGCCTTAAACCTGTTAGCATAAACAGCCACAAATCTAAGAAATTGGTCTGTATAAATGACTTGTGGAATTTCAACTGTTTTCTTTTTGAGCTGTTTCATGTTCTTAAAGTTTATATATTCTCGCGCGTTCTAAAGCATGCTTATTATTCCATTATTATTCAATCATTCATGTATTTAAAGCACGATATTGCGCGCGAGAATAATGTAAAAATCAATCATTAGTATGACCCAGTAGATCCGAGTGCTCCATCACCACGCTCGGATGAACGGCTGAAAAGCTTTGATTCAGAAACTTCTTCAAGGCCTTCATATGATACAGGCACAAGAATAAATTGTGCTATTTTCATACCTGGCTTAATGTGGACCTTAGCTTTGCCGACATTGATAACATGTATATGAATTTCACCCTGGTAATCTTCATCTACAATCTTAGCCCCGAGAATAACAATGCTTTCAAATGCTTCTGCTTTCGGTGTTCTACCAGCTCCAAGGCAAGCCCATTTAGAAGTTACAATTCCTGATTTATCGGCTGCCATAAGCATATATCCTTCTGGAATTTCCATCTTAATACCTGATGGTATTAAAACATCAGTTCCTGGATTTACTATAAAGTCTTTATTATTGCCAAAGTTAGGAACGAAAAAATCAATTCCTGCTGCTTTACCAGTTCCACGAACAGGGGACTTTACATTTCTTATTTTTGCAAATTTCATAATGATGTCAAATAAGCGATTAAATTCAACATATATGTTTTGTCTTTATCTCTTCTAAGCTTCATCTTATCTTTTAAGGCGAAAGCTACTAACTGAACACCTATAAAATGATGTTTTGCATGAGGCTCGTCGATTATATCCAATATTACCTCTTTGGATATAATCTCATCATAGCTTTCGGTCTTGTCAATAATAGCATTTATCTTGACTTCACCGATTACAAATGAGTAGCACTTGCCTCCTTCATAGTTTTCATTCCCAAGGCCAGACAGGAATTGAAGTTCTTTTAACTTTGCTTCCTGCTCTTCTTTTAGATGAAATACTTTTATATCTATATCCTGTGGATTAGACGGAACTCCGAGCATAGCTAGAGCAGTTGTACCTGTCACCATATACTCAATTCTATTTGCTTTGCAAAAATCATTGAGCTTAAATAAAGCTTCATTTATCTTCATCATGTCGTCTATATGTTTTAACAATAAAAGGTCACTAAACTCAATTAAATTTTCTTTTATATTCATATGCATTATTACATTAAATCATCATCGAATAAGCTTGGTTGCTCAGTGGCTTTAGGAGCAACTTTTATATCTCCTGGCTTACGTTTTAGTACCCAAAGAGTATTACGCGAAGCATCCGGGAACATAGGAGCCATGATATTGGCAATGAGGTTTGAATCATAATACTCTTTAAGAGCATCAAACATTTTCTGCTGCCAGTCATTCATCAGCGGCTTATAGTCTTTAGCCGAAGCAAATGTACCAAACTTCTTTACTATATTGAAGTGTTTCAGCAATATGCCTTCAAGCTCCCAATGGTCAAACTCTTGCACATCAACTCCGCGGCCATCGCCTGAGTCATAAGTGTGATTACCAGCTGCTCCTATAGATGGGTCATAGTTCGGAGTTGAAAGGTAATAAGTAGCGTTATTATTGCCACAAGCCTTAAAGTTCTCCAAAAATGCATCTGCATTTTGTTTGCCGACATGCTCGAGCACTTCAAAAGCGCAAACTTTGTCAGCATTAAATTTGCTAAAATCTATGTAGTTTTTAACAAGATCAGCCACGTAAAAATGTGCCCAAGGTACATTGGCGTACTTTTCAGCTGCTTCTTGAATTGTTTTTTCGCGAATATCGATACCGATATATTCTTTCTGTTTAAACTTGTTTCGGTATAATACCTCAAGTAAGTTAGCAGCCCCACAACCAAAATCGACAATGGATTCGCCAACCTTGGCTTCTTTCAGAATATGAGTCCACCGCAGATAATGCGCAAATTGATCTCTGTGAAATACGTGACGTTCAAAGGCCTGGTCAGGTCTAAGGTCTGTTGTGTTATACACTTTTGTCATTGTTAATTATTTTTTTAATTAATATTCATATTTATCGCCAATTTCTTCCTCTTCTTCATTATCTTTATATATAATCTCATTGTTTTCTATGTAATCATTCATAGATCCTATATAAGCAACAGCATCAAGTAAATTATCTTCTTTATGGCAATATGCTTCACGTGATAATTTAAGAGCAATCATTGCCTTATACATTCCTACCGCTGTAATTTGCTGATCTTTTGGTGACATTAAGTTATAAAAAGCAGCTGCTTTTTCCATTGATGCCTGAAAAGGCCCATATTGGCGTTCTTTTTCTTCAGAGCGCTCATTCACAATTTGGTTTGCTTTTTTTAGAATATTACTCATATTTTAAAATTATTTATTATTTTATCTTTTAGATCTGGATTATTTTCAAGCATTTCTACAAAAAGATCTGCTGCAACATTTATGCTAAACTGTCTCATGTCATCATTTTCTTGAAAATACTTAAGAAAAATTAATATTTCTTTAAGCATTTCATTATTTTCTTTTAACAGTTTAAGTACTTCATTCATTGCAACATTGATTTTAATTCGGCTTTTAATCTTATAGCATCTGTGCCTCTAAATGTTTGTGCATTTGCTAAAAAATATCTAACAATATCTCCTGCTGTATCATAAAAATACATAGCATTTGGGTCTGAAGTATCAAGTGTTAACATTGCTTCCAGATAAGGCACAGCCCCAAAATATACGTTCAACCATGTTGACTTTATATCTCTCGCTATTTGCTGAAATGTTCTTTTGTTATCCACATTTTTATTCCTTATTTAAGTAATGTAAATATACAAATTTTCAATGAGAATAAAAAATTTTTCTATTTTAAAATGTATTTACTTAACACTTATTAACTTAGCAATGTTATTTTACAGCAATAATACTCTGTTAACTCTATATGTTAATATATTTTGCGTTTATGGGTATTTGGTATAAGCCCATTTGCTATTTTTAATTCATCCATAAACATAACTGAATTATAATGCTTAGGAAATGCTTTTTCAATCATGTATAACGAATCTTTATCGCTCATAAAATCTCCATCAACCCGTTTTACATAACCGAGTTTAAGAAACTTATAAAGATATGCTGTTTCAGCATTTCTATCTGGCTCTTTACCAAGTAAAATTTCTTTTGAATTTACTATTTTGCCAACATTATCATTGACAAATTTTACCATTTCAGTAAATACTGAAGGATTTTTACCATTTCTTCCCATAATTTTTAAATTTTTATATATAATCCTTTTTCTTTTGTTTTTATAATTTCTGCTTTCTTTAAATCTCGTATCACTTTATCTATGGTTGATACAACACTACCGTTAAGTTCTTTTATTTCCATCTTTTTCATATAAATACTTATTGCTTTTTTTCTAGTTATACAACCATTTACATTGATCTCATTTTTTACAAGTTCAGTGGCTATTTGTACATTAGATAATGTTTCCATATTACATAAATTTTTTATATTTATCAATTTTTGCTTTTATACTATCCATTAAAGCATTTTGCTTTTTATCTTTTGCTTTAAGTGCTATGATTACATCTTCATCGTGAGTGCCTTGTAAAATCAAATGATTTATAACAACGTGATTTTGCTGTCCTTGTCGATATAATCGAGCATTAAACTGCTGATATAATTCAAGACTCCATGTTTGCCCAAACCAAACTATTATGCTACCTCCTGCTTGAAGATTAAGCCCATGGCCTGCTGATGCTGGATGCGCTAACATAACTTGTATTTTACCAGCATTCCAGTCTTCAATATCTTTATTGTTTTTAAGCTCTCTTGGCTTATATTTTTTAAGATATTCCACGATTCTATCCCTATCGAATTGATAGGTCCATGCTACAAGCACAGATTGGCCATTTGCATCTTCAATTATCTCCTTAAGAGCTTCAAGCTTAATATCATGAATTGGAAACACATTTCTTTCTTCATCATATATAGCTCCATTAGCAAATTGAAGTAATTTATTTGAAAGGGCAGCAGCATTGACTACATTTACTTCCACAGGCTTTTCAACAAATACTGAATTGCCATTTTCGTCTTCTTGCTCAATCGTTTCAGTAGCACTTATTAAGTCAAGCACTTTATTCTTTTCAAAATCATTGTATTGCTTCTTTAGAGCTTCAGGCATTCTAAGCTTTATATAGTTATCTATTTTAATAGGCATTTCTATGTAATCATCAACTTTCATACTTATGCAAATATCATCTATTTTTTTATGTATTATGTACTCTGAATCATTCATGAGATCGTATGAATAGACAACATTGCCATTAGTTTTACCAGGTCTAAAATATTTTTCTCTATATCTTGATATTGTCTTTTCAAGGCGTTCGCCTCTATCCATAAGATATATTTGAGACCATAAATCGATAAGCCCATTTGGGGCTGGTGTTCCAGTTAATCCTACTAATCTTTTAAGATAAGGCCTTGCACTTCTTAACGCTTTAAAGCGTTCTGATTTATAAGACTTAAAACTGCTAAGCTCATCGACTACTACCATATCAAAAGGTAATTTGCCTCCACCATATAAAGCACAAAGCCATGCAACATTATCTCTTGATATGATATAAATATCAGCTTTTGTTTCCATAACAGCTGCTATTCGCTGTTTAGCAGTACCTATAATCTTAGAAAAGCGCAAATGCTTTAAGTGGTCCCATTTCTCTGCTTCTTCTTGCCAAACTGACTCAGCTACTCGCTTTGGTGCTATGACTAACACCGAGTTAATCTCAAGATAGTCAAACATCAAATAGTTTACAGCCGTCAGTGTTGATACTGTCTTACCCAATCCCATATCAAGAAATACTCCACAAAATGGGTGAGTAATTATATGCTCCGCACAGGCTAATTGGTATTTATGTAAATCTGTTTCTTTCATTTGCTTAATACAATATCATCTACAAAGTTTATTACGCTTTCTACTGTATCTATTACTTCAACTCTAAAGCCCAAAGCTCTAAGCTTATTGTGCATATATGCCTGTATGCGCTTAGGCTTTCGTCCAGTTGTTTTTAATTCCACAAAAACTATTTTATGGCCCGGAAATAAGCACATTCTATCTGGTAAGCCTATAAGTTGGTCGCACAGCAGTTTTATGCACATGCCACCATTTATTTTAACAAGCTCAACCAATTTGCGCTCTACAACTTTTTCATTGTCTACCGTCTCTTTCTTCATAAGTTAAATTTATTGAACTTACAGTTACTCCAAGTATTTGCAATGACCGGTTAAGCTTATCTTTAAGATTTTTCTTGAATTGAGCTATATCATTGCAAGCATTCTCTTCTGTTACATGGTTTTCATCATATTTTATTGTTCTTAAAGAACCATCAGAGAATTTGCATACAGCTTTTAGTATTACGTATTTCATAACCTGGCCATATAAATGTTATACTCACACTTATCCAAATTAAATTCCAGCTTGTCAACCAAAAACTTTTGGTCATTGCATATAACGACCGTTTTGACAGATGGAATATGTTCTATATTTCTTGTTACAAGAAGCACAGAATTACGGTAATTTCCGTATTGCGTTTTATAAAAATTTGCTATCATAATAAGCTATCTTTACGTTTATAGTATTTCTGTTTACCATATAAAGGAAAGTTCTTAGTGGATGCTATAGCTTCCCATTCAGGCAATGACCTAAGAATTTCATTAACCTCTCTGGTATTATATCTTGACATTTCTGTCTTATCTTTGCCAAGGCACTCACACCATACTTCAGCAATGCAGACAAAGTCTTTTTGCACTGTGCCATTTTTAGACAATGGGTCTTCAAGCCAACGTCTTCTGTCATACAGGTCCATTTTATCCCAGTCATCTGGAAATTTAGTATTAAGATATTCTTCAATAATACCTTTTCGCTCATCTGCTTCTGAGTGTTTATGTTGCTCAATCTTAGCAATTATATCTTCATCACCAACAAGGTATAAAGGCTCTTTTGCCAAATATAGTTGATATGCTTCAGCCCATATTTGATTTACTTCATCTTGTGTAAGGTCATCATTTACAGACTTTGTGGCATATTCTGGTCTTACATCTATAGGCATAAATCGTCTATTTCCTGTCGGGTCACGTAAGAAATCTTTGTTGTTAGTAGTACCAAAAAATACGCATTGACGCTTATATGTTTCTACTGTTCTACCATATGCCGGTCTGAACATATCTTCTCTTTTTGATATGTAGTGCTTGATTGACTCTACTTCTGCTTTCTTAAGGCCTGAAAGCTCTGCCATTTCAATCAGCCACGCCCCTTGTATCTGTTCAAATGACTCCTTGCCCTGCACAGTCGTGAATGTATCTGAGAACCATTCCATGCCGAGCTTTTTAACGAAAGTACTTTTATATGTTCCTTGTTCTCCGACAAGTATAAGTGCTGTGTCGAACTTAATACCTGGCTCGAATACCCTCGCAACAGCCGCCACCAACGTCTTCCTAATGGCGGCTCTAGTATAAGCGTTATCTTCTGCTCCAAAATAATCAATCAATAATGTATTAACTCTCGGTATGCCATCCCACTTTTGAGCACATATATACTCTCTTATCGGATGGAACTTTTTCTTTTCAAATTCAAGCGCAAGTGCGTCGTCCACTTTTTGGCTTGACACAATGCCGTAAACACACTCAATGTAATTACGAACACCAGAATAATCAACATCACGGAGAGGCTCCGCTGTATCGACTTTACGCCATGGTAACGAACGTGTAACATATCTTTTATTATCAAAAATGTTTAATTTAAATACATCTTTTAAGAATTGGTCATGCTGAATTATTATATTCAAGTTATTGGCAGAATTATCATATTCGCCTTTTGTATTAGCGTCAAGCTCTTCTGTCCATGAAGTATCATATTCTTCAGGAACTTCTGCTTTTGCTTCTTCTGCAAACTCGAATTTAGCTTCAGCAAACTTTTCTTCAGCAATATGCTTTTTTGTCATTGAATCTTTAGAGGCAAATTCTTCCATTGCCTTAAAGCTCTTTTTATCTTTGTCTTCTTTTTCTTTGCCTGTATCTAAATGGCCAAATTTATGTATGCGAACTAAGTCAAATGCATTACATAGTCTACCTCCAGCAGGGTCTGTTCCATGATGAGAATATGCAAATTTATCATCATAGACTATTAAGCCCGCAGCTGTAGAGCCATTTATATATGTATATCGTCCTTCTCCAGCTGGTGTATATACATCTGAAAGAAAAGTCTCAATAGCTTCTTGTATAGTATAAGTACGGCAGAAAACACCAATTATGCCTTTTTTATCTTCTGGGTCCTCTTGCTTTTTGATAGCTTGCATTATTACATCTGTGCTATCTGTAGCAGTTGGCCATTCACTCGTATTATGCCAATCATTATATAGCCCAAGAATATAATCGGCTTCAAGGAAAGGTCCGTCTTGAAATTCAAAGTAGTACTCCATATCTGATGATACAGACGGCCAGAACATAAGTCTATTTACATCAAAAGTTGACTGGTCAAACAAATCAATGTTTAGGTCTCCAGCGACTTTTCGAGCAATAGCTTGATATTCTTCTTGCGATACTTCTCTATCAAGTGGAATTATCAATCTGTGTCGTGGCTTTTCAGGACATGACTTATGGGTTGAATGAATAACCACAGCACAATCAAATAGCATTGTAAAGTCCCACCAAAAGTTCTCATGAGAAAAGTCAATATCCAATGTAATTAACTGGCGGTAAAGCACATTTGTTTTATCACGCCTACCATTTGTAAGAAATCCGCCTACAAATCCGCCTACATCTTTTATCTTACTTTGCTCTTCTTTTGTGGCACTCATAAACCGCTTATATGTTTCAGCGGTTACTACAGGAGTAGCTAGCTTTTGAACTAAATTGCTCCAAGTAGTTTTGGTATTTTTCCATACTTTACTTGAAACATTTAGTCCAACTGCTATGCTCAAATTTTCATCATATTTCAATTTATCTACTTGCATAATATGCGTAAACAATATATAAACACAGCCAAATCATATTTTTAATCTTTTAAGTAGAATGGTGTTGTATATCCATCTGCTCTTAGTGGAAGGTCTGATGCCCATTCAGGAGGAGTGCCCATAATGCTTGCCATTTCTTCATAGTATGCTTGAGCATTCTCTTCTGGGACTTCACACAAAACCTCATCGTGTATATGGCACACAGGATGATAGTCATTAGCCTCAAGATTTAACATAGAATTGCCAAGTAAATCTCTTGAAATAGCTTGTACAATGTTCTCTGTTAATTTACCCCCATACGTATCAATTTCACCCCATTGCTTAGTTTCTTGCACAACTCCTTGGTAACATAATACTCGAGTTGGCATTGTAGAACGGCCTATCTTCTTATCTTTGAATTTAGGTCCATAGTAGAATAGCTTTCTGCCAGATGGCAATTGTATTGTCATAAACTCACCATTACAGTCGAAAATTATATTTCTACATGTGCATGATACTGGTCTTTGGTATCTGACAGCCTCTTTCGATGCTTCATCTATTTCTTTCCACATATCTACAATTGCAGGGTTTGCCGAGCGCCATTTACGCACCAGGCTCATCATTTCAGTATCTGATAAGCCCATACGTTCACCACCCATTCGCTTAAGTGCTCCTAATGAGCCCTCATAACCGAGTGCAAGCTCTGAAATCTTTGATTTGTCGCGAAGTACTGAGCCTTTTGTAATAGCAGATATTGGCACATTAAACATCTTTGCTCCTGTAGCTTCATAGATTTTACCGTCTCCGCGGAATACGTCCATTCGCCATTTTTCATTTGCAAGCCAAGATATAACGCGTGCCTCAATGGCTGAGAAGTCTGCAACACTAAATACTTTACCAGGCGATGCTATAAGAGCTGTTCTTACTAACTGAGACAAAATATCTGCAACATCATCATACATCATCTCAACTGACTCCCAATCACGTGCTCTAATCATTTCACGTGGTACTTCTATATGTGATATATGATTTTTTGATAAGTTCTGCAATTGCAATAGCCTACCTGCCCATCGTCCAGTTCTATTTGCACCATAGAATTGAAATGTACCACGGGCTCTATGGTCTTTCATGGCACAATTAAGCATAGCATAATACTTCTTAATAGACGTTTTTGAGAGCTTTTTGCGTATATTAAGCAACTCAATAACATCTGGATAATCTGCAAACTCTTTCATTAAATCAGGCATTGTTTCCTTTGAAAGTGACATAACAACGCATCCTGTTGTCTTTTCAATCCATTGCCTAATTTGAACGGGCGAGTTTGGATTTTCAAGCCCTGTTAGCTGTTGAGCATGTTGCGTTAAGATAGAAGTATATGTGTTATCTACTGCGATAGCAGACTCTGCTAATTCCATATCAACCAAAATACCTCTATCATTTATATTCTGGTCAAGCACATACATCTTGCGCTCAATATCAGGAATGATATATGCCTCTAATCTCTTAAATATCTCACGCTCTGCAAGTACGTCATACTTGTTATATTCCTTATACATTTCCCACTTTTCAGGAGCATGTTCAGGATAATTCCGAGTACGCATGCCATTAACTCGAGTTGCTTTGCATGGGCATGAGAAGTATTTAATAAGCGCTTTACCAGTATCTAGCTTTTTATCTGTAAGATTAAGAGCCTTTGATACTCCGTCCAAAGAAAGTGGTAAACCACAATACGCAGCTTTTACAGAGGTACAATACCACTGTTCTGCTGGAACATTATATCCTATACGCTTAAAGCTCAAGCGCTCAAATACTGCATTATGTGCCACTTTTACACAATCCGGGTCAAGCAAAGCTTCTTCAAACTCTTCAGGCATTTCTTCGCCTTGAGCCAAATCTACTATCTTTACTGGGCCATCATCTAAAGCATATCCTATTATAAGAATTTCAAAATCTGGTGACTCAATATACTTATAAGCTCCAGACTCTTTAATATCTACAGATGAATGTGTTTCAACGTCTATAAAAAGATTTTTTGCCATTATTATTTTATTTGATATTTATAATAGTGTGATAGACGGGAGTCGAACCCGCAAGTGAACGCCCATACCTTGCCCTGTTTTACCAGTTAAACTTACTATCCCATAAAAGATAGGTCTGGACTAATTAGTCCGGACCTATCCCGGCGTAAACAAATGCCTCCGATATTACATCATATCGTCATCCTGAACAGCATTATCTCCACCGAAATCTTCTTCAGCTGTTGAGCCACCAGCCAACATCTCTCCATCTTCGAGCTTCTGGAGATTGTTCAATCCAGCAGCGATGCCTTTGGATGAAACATTGAAAGCATAGAAGTTGATTGAAGCGCGACCATAACAACCTGAATAGAACTCGTCTCTGCTCATGATTGGATTGAGTGAGCGGTCCACAATGCTCGGCTGACGCATCGAGTTTGCATTGATGAAATAGTGGTCCTCAAATGCTGGGTCATCCGGACGTTCTTCATCGCCATCGCGTAGAGGCAATTTGAGGTTTGCTGGGATACGGCCATTCTTATCTGCGAGTTTTGCCTTACCTGCTTCCTTTGCAGCTTCTACGGCTTTCTTGATTTTGTCAATAGTAGCCGTATCGCTCTTAGGAATAAGAACGCAGATATTATACTTAGGAGTATCGCCCTCATTCATAGCTGTGGGCTCGAATACGTTTACATAGCAAAATCTTACTTTGCCAGTTACAACCTTGGTTGAATTTACTTGATTACTCATTGTCTTTTAATTTAAGTTGTTATTATTCTTTGAAATCTAATTGTGCTTGAGCATATCCCATTGCTGGTCTCTTGTCTTCAAGCGGTACAAGAGTAGGTTTGCCTTGTGGCTTGATAACCACATCTGAGAGTATTTCCTCAAAACGCTTTTTGCCTACTAACTTCTCAATAGAAGTAATTGGTTTAAGCTTCATATTGAAAATCTCATCCTCTGAAAGTTCAGGGCAACGCGCAAAAATTGCATTAGAAGCTTGGTCTTCGTCAGCCCATTTGCGTCGACTAATTCCTTCAACTAATTTAAGCCCCGGCCATTGCTTATTCTCGTTAACCGCTTTAGTTTGTGCATATTCTGTTATTGAATTAGCCCATTCTATAAGCTTAGGCACACGCTTAACTATATCAGCAATCTCATCATCGGTTAGCAACTCTGGGTCTGCAAATTCATGTTGTGCAATTTCGAGCTGTTGCTCATAAAGCTTACGACATTGATTACGCACAGCACAAAATCTGCACCAATCTCCAGCATTGAGTTCTCCTTTACCTTCAAAAGCAAGTTCAGCTCTTGGCCTAAGCTCCTCTTCTGCCCATTTGCGGAGTTCTTCAACAGATATTTGCCAACTTGATATATTGTTAATGCGAGGCTGTATAATAGTCAATCGCACTTCCGTTATATCATACATTGTATCATATTTCTGTAAAGCTCCAAGTCCATAAAGCATAAGTTGCTTATTCCATTCAGCATATACTGGAACACCTTTTCCATATTTTAAGTCAATGACTTCCATAAGATTATCATTGATAACAACACAGTCGGCTGTTCCAAAGCTTTCAGGCACATATTCTGTCAAATCGAGTTTCTGCTCAATTTCCATGACGGCTAACGGATTTTCAGTTTTTGCTTCAGCTAATTGTTCTGAGCAATAATCCGTATAGATAGGTACAACCTCAAGCATTTCCTCGCTGAACAAGTCATTTGCCATTATCTCTTCGAGCCTTTGGTCAAAGTCTTGCTCACTAATGCTGTTAAGTGTATCTTTTCTCAGGTAAAGCTCTGAGAGCTCATGAGCCAATGTACCTTCTTCTGCATATACTGAAGACTTCTTTTCTCCGTATTCATCTTCAAGCTTAGCAGATGGAGTACAATTCAGCCATCTTCCTGCTCCAGAAGCCGAGAGGAGTGCATGACTCCTCTGACTATGTTTCTGTGGTTTAGTACTACTTATCGCTTGAACCATATTTATTCTTTTATCAGTTTTGCCAAACATTGGCATCGAATAGCACACTGAGCATAAAGCTCTGGATTTTCTCTGCGAAACTTCTGAGCTGCTTTTTGCAACTTCTTTGTACTCGACATAATTACAGTGACTCTAAGAAGTTATACATTTCGTCATACTTAGCTGGGTCAAGCTTTGTTACACTCGGAGCTCCAAGTTCATTGAGTTTCTGCTTGATTACATCACGGTGCTCGTTGACCTTCTTTGCAAGCATTCCGCGAACATCCTCAATGCTCTTAGAGGCAGAAGAAGCAGCCGGAGCAGCAGGTGCTGAAGGAGCAGGCTCGGCAGCGCTTTGAGTCTGGGCAGGTGCCGCAGGCTGAGGAGTAGGTTTTGTGGGAGCTGGCTTTGCTAGCGCAGCAGGAGCAGATTTAGAAGCCGGAGCAGCAGGTGCTGAAGGAGCAATAGCATTACCAAACAATGAAGTTAAAAACTTCTGCGTATTTTCAGACAGGTTTACGCTAACCTCAACAGAAATTTTAATGGTTTCCATTTTCGTAATTTTTAATGAAGTTATCTAAATAGTTAATAAACTCGTTTACTGTCATATCTGGTACGTTTGAGAGTTTTTGGTGGATAAGCTCATTATTCTTATATATAGATACGTACACACCTTTATAATTCAGCTTTACTTTATATTCGCCTTTCAGCATTGTTAGGCATCCATCTTCAGATGAACCTTTCCAAGTATTTGCTGAAAACAAATCAGTTACTAACACGCCAATATGATTGGCCAATCGCTCTAACTGTATAACATCCAAATTGGCTTCACCCTTTAACACACGGTCAAATGCCTGTTTCGGATATTTAACAGTAGGAAATAACACCTTCGCTAAATCTTCCGTATTTAGCTTGTAATGCTCAATTACATTACCTATATTAAATTGTTCCATATTTTGGTGAATTTTATTATCTTATCTCTGATATGCAAATATATAAACTATTCTCGAAAGAAAAAAATTTTTTCATAATTTTTGAGAATTTATTTGTTAAAAATAATTAAACAGTAATTCAATATGATTTTCTATAAATTGCCGCGTAAACAAAAAAACAATAGAAACAACGTTTTTATATATTTCAAATTTAATTTCTTAATTTCTGATTAACATTAATGTTAAAATAAATTGCATATTCTTATTTATAGAAGATGTTATATTTTTATTGTTTCTTTGTTTACAGCATATATAAATGATTGACTTTGAGCACTTTAAGTATAAACAATGACTTGTTTATATTGTTTCTATTGTTTACCGCTTTATAGAATATTTTACACACAGCCATATAATTATTAAAACTATAACAATTATCACATATTCACCAATATTAATTTTTATCTTTTGCCATTTAGTAAGTTGAGCTTCTATGGGATATGTGACCTGAATTGTATCAATCTTTTCTCGCCAAAGTGTATCATGCCTTTCTATGTATTTATATAGATACTTATATTTATTAAGATATACAGTATCACCTTTATATTCCACATAAATTGAATCTCTACAATATATGCTGTCTATTTTAGTTTGAGATATATAAGTAGTATCTCTTTTGATCGTTTCTACAGGTATATATTGAATTGACTTACAGCTATATAATATAGCAGATAAAAATATAAGCACAATTATTCTTATTAATTCTCGCATAATCTTTAGATTTTATATATTGTTATTCACATTTAATATAAAAGCTATTTTCGTAATAATTTATTATATGCGAGAATAGCTTTTATAAGCTCAAATACTTCCGTATTCGTAATTAGCATCAAAACTTGGACATGCCTTAGCAGTAAATTCTCTATGCCCATGAATTGTGGCATTTGGATATTTTACCTTTAAACTTTTTAACAATTCAAATAAAGATTGCTTTTGGGCCTCAGTACGCGTATCCTTAGGAGTTTTACCATCTTTAGCAACACCTCCTATATAACATACTCCTATAGAGTTTGCATTTTGACCTGAACAGTGAGCTCCAATGATACTTTCATCTCTGCCTTTATGGACAGAGCCGTCAAGCTCAACCACATAATGATAACCGATATCTTTCCAATGATTACCATTTACATGCCAATCGCGTATAGTCTCAGTTTTAACATCCTGGCCTTCAGGAGTAGCAGAACAATGAATTATTATCTTATCAATCTTTCTCATATTTTACCTTGTGCAATAAGTTCATAAAGTAATTCAGCCAAATAATCATTTTCTTGTTGCAAGCACTGTTCATCAATATCTTTTAATATTTTGGCAGTATCAGACAAATCAATTGAATAATGAATATCAGTAAAAGTATTGTTTTGTTTGTCTTTTACAGCAACTGAGAAGTTAGTAGGCAAAGAAGTATAGTCTACATCTTTTTTGACTTCAAGTATTAAGCGATTTATCTTTTGCAGATTAACAGTTAATTTTGTTTTGTCTGAGCCTACAGACCATTCTCCATTTCCTGCTTTACTTATATTTGTAAAATCTGCTGCTGGAGAAAAAGTAAGTTCTGATTCACTTATGAAATCTTCAGGAGCATTACCTTTTTCAAAATCTACTATAATCCAAGGTAAACTTGATTTACTAGCCTCGTAATCATATTGCTTACGATATTCTTCACTTACATATTTATTATATTCGTATTCGTTATGAACTATATTAATACTAATTCCTTGTAGTTTCATGACTTTTTACATCTTTAATTATTTTTTCTATTACTTCATGCCCTTGTTCTACTGTAACAGCTTGTACTATTTGTTTAATTATATCCGGAACATCGGCCGCATGAGCTTTTTTACGTTTACTATTCTCTATAACAGATCTTCCTTCGATCAACATGACTGCTATAGTACATAATATAGTGGCAAATGGTATTTTATAAAATGATAAAAAGCTACCAAGCATATCAAACATTAATGCAAAAAGTAATATTTTCACATAATCTCCTACTTTTATAATAGTTCTACGGAAGCCGTGAGATATTAATTTTTCGCCTAATGCTTTTGCAGTAGTTACACCACTCCAAAAATCAACAAGACATGCAAATATCATAAATAACCAACACACTAATACTATAGATATTCGTATAATTATAAAGAACATAAGGCCATCTATATTTTTTGCTTCTATAAGTTCTAACATAGTTATATAAATTTTTCCCAGTCTAACTTGATTGCTTTTCCGATTGCGTCAGCAGTCCATCTGCAGAAAATCATGCCATCATACCCATCTGGGTCATTGGCTACTTTATGAGCATATCTCAAGCATGCAGCCTCATCTTTTAGAGGGTCTGGATAGAAATCTGCATAAGCCATATTAGCCGCATAGGTAACATCGCCTGTTGTTACTTTGCCAGGAATGCTCAATCCTAAACTTTCCATAGACTTTTTGACTTGGCTTGCAGTCCAAGGGTGCTGTTGGCCATTAGCATTTACCATCATTTTACTTACGTGCTCTGCAAGAGCATCTGTAAAGTGATATCCGTGCTTTTTGACATACTCAGAATATCCTTTAGCAGACATAAGAGCATTCGCTGTTTGCTCGTAAGGTAAATCGAATTTGACCTTATGCTCACCATGAGGAGTAGCTATTCTGCTTTCTACTACTACATCCTCTTCATCTTCGTGCTCCTTATCATGGTCGCACGTATGATGCTTTACTATGATACATTTTAATCTGTGTCCCATAACTTTTAGCTTTCAAATTTTTTGATGAAATTCTCCATCATTTCCTGCTGCTTTTTCATGAGTTCTTTCATTTCACCGATAGAACCTTCAATCTTGCCGAAGCGCTGCTCTGTTTCTTGCTTTTCCTTATACATAGGATTAAGTTCTGCGAGTAATGAAGGAGCTTTGTCAATGATGTTTTGAGCTTTAGAAGCAGAAGCCAAAACCTGTTCAGCATTTGCCTTTTGAGCTTCAACTTCGCTCGTCAATCCAGATTTTTCTGTTGACAGAACAAGATGCCCGGCATAGGTAACTGAATGGCTTTCAGGAATAGCGTAAGTTGCCATTTTTCCATTGGCCTCTATAGTAACATCTACTACCATCTCTGTTTTGCCAGTCTTCTGGTTCATTTCTAATCGAGGAAACGATACCTGAGTGGCTTTGCCTTGAATAAGGCTAAATTCCTGTGTATCAAGAATGTATACAGGATAATTCTGCTTTATATCTTTGAATAACAACATATAACTTATCTTTTTGAATTGTTAATAAAAAAGAGGGCACTCAGAAAAGTATAAAACTTCCCTAAGTACCCTCAATTAATTAGGCTGCTGGTTCAGCTGGAATAGAAACGCTCAATGAGCTATTGATAGCATAGCAGTTGGATTTTCCGCATACTATCTTAATAAGTCCTTGAGTCATTCCAAGCTGGTTGATAGTAACAGATGTAGGAAGCGTCGTTCTACCTTGGAATGCAACCACAAACCGTTCATTGATTACCTGTGTCTCAGCTTGGCATTTGCAAGCATTTGGAGTAGTAATCGTGATTGTTGCTACAATAGGCACGAATACTGTAGTTCCATTAAGAACAGGCGTTTCATTCCTATAAGTAACAGTCGCAAACGGTTGATTTGTAGAAGTTGCACAAACACAACGACACAATTTCTCCTTAAATGTGGCCAAGAACGAAACTTGATTTGCCACAGGAGCAGCGGCTAAGCCTACTGGCGATAATGTAACCATAATCTTTACAGTTTAATGGTTAAACATTACTGGCCACAGCCGCATCCGTAGCTATTACCACCACAGCCGCATCCGCCGTTTATGAGACGAGCGAAATAGTTGTTCTGGCGCTCCTGAGAAAGCTCGAACTTAAGGTCCTGAATTTTCAGAGCCTGTTCGTCCTTCCAGTGGTTGTTCAGAGTGTCGATGATGCGTTGAGTATTGTCCTGACCGGCACGAAGAATATCGCACTTATCTTGCTGAGCCTGGAAAGCAGTAGCTGAGAAACCTTGTGTAATTGCAAAGCCAAGATCACGCTGGCCATTGCGGAGTTCGCTAGTCTGCTGACAAGTCTGGAGCTGAACATCTGCGCGGAAATCGGCAATCTGGCGCTGAGTCTGGCAGCAGCAATTCTGCAAAGCTTCAATAATACGGCAATCACCAAGATTAGCAGCATTAATAACACGCTCAGCAGAAAAACCAACTTGACCTGCAACTTGCTGAATAGCTGCTTGAACATCACAACAGCATTTCTGCAAAGTGTTGAAGTCGATATTAAGAATTTGTGATAACTGGCTAAGAGCGAATGTATTACCTTGAACAGCTTCTTTAATGCAATTAGCATTTTGATTATCCTGCAACTGAGTACGGATAGCATTAAGCTGGGCTTGAGTTTCAATACCTTGCGTAGCAACTCCAGCACCATTTCCATCTCCAAAACCAAGGCCTCCATTACGGAATAGAGCTAAGAACATAAGATAAGCAAATGGATTATTCATCCAATTGTTCATACCTCCGCCCATCATAGCGGCCATAGGACCCCAATCATCTCTACGATTATTGCCATTAGCTAAAATAGCAGCTGCAAGTGCATCGTTATTATCACGATCACAGCAATAAATTTTTTCTACGGTTTCTCCCATAATTTTAATAATTTAAAAGTTTGTTAAACAATAAAATTAACTATATATTTCTTGCAAGAAATTTTTTTTATTCCTTTACCTCCTTAACCAAAGTCTGTAACATATCTAAATCCGCATCATAACCGTTTGGAGCATCCAAAATTCCGACATAAAGTTTTCCGTTTTGGGTGTAGTATTTGTCTTTCCGTATAATCATCATACGCTCGTATGGTATCGGATCATCCTTTGTACCGTCATGTTCGCTTACAAGACCGTAATTGGCAGGGACAATGTCTGGCGTTTGATGTTCCAATACAACAGGTATTGGCTGTAAAATTTCATAAAGTTTATCTTTATGATTAACAGTAAATCCAACTTCATTAAGACTTTTACCGATAAAATCTTCCCAGTTAGGATAAAACTCTTTGACATCATTTTTCTCTTTATTAGAAAGTTTCATCTTATTAATATCAGCAGTGGTTCGAGCTGTAAGTATCTGCATCGCTCTCACTTTGGCAAAGTCCTCGTTTGGCTGTTCATAATCCTCACCGTGCATCCATTCCTCGCTATTCATAAGTTCAGAAAATTCTCGGCTGTTGTGTTCATATCTCGGAAGTACATTGAACTCGTCTATATATCTCACACATTCATCGTGTAAGACTACTTGTGTTCTATCGACACTTTGACGCATAGTGGGTATTATTTCTATACCATGTGCTTTTGCTTGATTAATCGTACAAATTACAAATCTCATTTTTTATTCCTCCTCATATTTATTTCCTGTTTTTTCTTCATATTCTGCTATCATTCTTTCTTTTACTTTAGCTATCTCTTCATCTGTAAGGTCTCGATTGTAGATTTCAATAGCGTAGAGAGCAATATTTGATAATTCAGCTTTACCATTGGGTTGTTGTAAAAAGGTATATCATGCGAATAAATTTAATCTTGATGAATCTGTCTCTTTGCCTATTTCCAGATCTTTCCCGTTATATTTTTTACTACTCATATACGTAAATACATCTTGCATTAATAAGGTGTTTTCACCTTTTATATTCGTAGTAATTCCAAAATTGATAATATGATTATTATTATTTACAATCTTTTCTAATGTAAAAGCCCCCATTTAGTTCCTTCGTCATAAACACGTTTTGATAAAAAAACTTTTGATGTACTTGTATAGTCGATGCTTAACCACTTTCTTATCGCACAAACAGTATATCCTTTTTCCTTAGTAAGAACAGGGAAATTATCACATGCTCCAAAATCATCTACACCATCTGAAACAAGCGCACCTTGATAGTCTGGGATTTGCTCGATAGTTATATTGCATTCTCCTACATAATTTTTAGATTTAAATCCGGCCCATGTTAAAGTAGTAGTTGAAATTATAGAAGGAGGAAGGGTATAATCCCCATCTTCTGATATTATAATTTCTTTGTAATTATCATTTGCGGTGTCATCGGTATTAATATAAGAAATACTTTGACCTTCTTTTATACCCGTAATTTTAACTTTTAATCCATTCCCGAAATAATTTTCTCTATTTGTATAAGAATACAACAAACTTTTATTAATATCAATTATTTTATTTATAGTAAATTTACAACTATTTTTATCAGAAAATTGACCGCCATTGATTTCGTTATAGGCACATTTAGTAAAATCAGTAGCATACAAACCATATCCACTTCCTTCACTAAAAGCAAAATTATGTAGCTGAATATCATGTCCATTACTGGATAAATCTTTCAATACATCCCTATCTTCATCTTCATTTGTTTTGTCATAAGTTCTATACGAGACGATCAAATTTTGTTTAATGTGATCAAATGAAAAATCTTCTCCGTTGTACTGACATGAGACTTTATAGTTGTGTTCTATTTCTTCATTCGTCAACTTTCTATTATATGTAAGGAAATCATGGATTTTAATCTTACAACCATATCTTGTTGGAGTACCATAAAAATTCCCTGCTCCGATACATAGATTATATACAAATTCGGGATTATTCACAAGACTTCCACCCCTCCCTATGTATATATTCAAAATGCCTTTTTCTAACGAGAAATCTTTTGTGTATAATTCACCTCCTAAATTAGACGAATTAAAATATCCATAATCATTTTGAGGTGAAATTTTGCCGTTACTGATACCACCGAAATTCGATCGATCATTCCCGATCATCGATGTCATGCTATAATAAGGAGATTGTTTTGTATTTACAATATCTTCACATACAAGAAGTACAGATTTTGCGGCAATATCAGTCCATCCGACATTGCTGTAATCATCTATCCCGTCATATTGGATATAACCGTCTCCGTAACCTGAATCGACTGTATATGCAAAGTTTTTGTTTTCAAGGTCGTTCCCGTTGCCGGATAGATCCGGAAGAATGTTTTTATTCTCATCCGTGTTGCTTCGTCCTCTACCTGTATAGTAACCGATCAGACCCTCCCGGATGTAGTCCAATGCTTTCGATACTTTACATCGGGCTATCATACGGGGTTTTACTTCGGCTGCATTGGTAGCGAAATAGGTTTGATTATCATAAGTTGAGATTACAGGTAAATCAAGCGGATATTCTGCCGGAGTACGTAAAATATAAATAACCTCTAATTCGTGATTAGAAAGCCATTGGTTTGCATCGTCCAATGTAAAATCACCTCCATTATTCGCCAAAGTAAACGAACCAAAACCACCGGTACTCACTACTTGAATAATTCCTGCCTTACTTGTACCCGGGACAAAATAATTACTTGAAATGTTATAACCTGTTATACTCATTTTGGATAACGAAAAATAACAGTCGCAAAAACCTAAATCAGCATGGTTGCTTACACTTGTGCAGGTAATGATACGGTCGTTCTGTATTCGCTGTATCAGTTTCCATTCTTTTCCGTTATACACTACTTCATCGTATATGCCGTTTACTGATCGAAGTATACCGTCATGTCCCGCCTTTTTCATTGCTTCTTTGATGTTCAACAACTGGTAGTCGCTTCCTGCTTTATCCGGCATGACTGACAACAACAGCCCGGTGTCTCCCACCGATCGCATAGATATGAGATTCTCCGGAGTCGGTGTACCGTTCTGTTCCGTAAGACCATGTATCGATAGGGACAACAGTTTATCGTCTCCCGGTTTCGTGTTCCAGATCGGAAAAGCTCGGCCGGAGGCAGAAATACTTATACTTAAATTATTATTGCTTTCTAGTAAGCCTAATTTTCCTAAACAACCTAATTTTCCTAATTTAAACATTATTCCATTATATTAGCTGTTCCTGATATTTCTAATGTATAGTTTTCATATACCGTAAAGTATTCAGTTTGTCCTTTTGGTAAAAGAACTCCACTTCCTGTTTTTTCTCCTATGTATTGCCATATACGACAATCTGTAACAGCGCTTATTCTAACTATACGACTTTCATTAACTGATTGTATAGTATTATCTGTTATATCTTGTGCAGAACCTAATGGTAGTATTTGTATAGGATTTAAATTTTTATCTACAGAAATAGCATTTTTAACTTTTTCCATACCAGTATAATTATTACTTTTTGATACTATATTATTCCAATTTTCTTCTTTAGTAAAAATATTATCTTCAACGGCGTTTTCTATAAATTGCCTAATAATCCATTTTTGAATTTCATCATCTTTATATGATATTATCATACCAGGTTTTCTGTTCTCAATTTTAATCTGTTGTACTGTTTGTTCAAATGTAGACTTTGATTCTAGCACGTAGTAATTAGGTGTGCTTATATCAATAATATTAGCAACCCAAGCATCATTATTGTTATTTGCAAATATAGCTATTGATCCTTGTTTTACAACTGTATTATTAAAATCCGTATATGTTCCTGGACCTGCAATATAAAATCCATTACCATCTATATTTTCTGGATTTGTAGATGGAGTAGCTATATCTATAAATGTAGCATTTTCTCCAACAGTATTTATTATATTTATAAGTACGTATTGAAGAAGTTGCCCAGTTATTTCCTGGTTACCATTTGTTTTTATAAAGCTTGCAACTTGTTCTTTTAATTGTTTATAATTAGCCATAATTTTACATTTTTAATCCTTCAATAATTCTTTGAGCTATTTTTTCAAAACCTAAATCACCTGGATGAGAAGCAACTCCAGAACTTGTAGTTACTATGTGTTTACCAGTCCATGTAAGTTTCTTTTCAGCCGCATTATCTGAGTAACTTTCAACTGGGATTATTGAATTATACATCTCTTCGTCAACAGTAAAATAGATACTTAAAACATTTGTTTCTAACGTATAGAAGCTTGAATACGTTAAAGTCTGTTGTTGTGATGTTTCTTTAGTAATTACTGTTCCTATCTTACTTTGATTCTCTTTTGTATTCAGATCATTTATTTCGATATATGTACCTCCGTATATTTTTAGGGCCTCTTGAATAGTTGCTCTAACGTCGTTATTTACATACCATCCATAAACCCATGCTATACGAGCCTTTGGAGCAATTTGTCGTATATTATGAATAAGCGCGGAGCAACTACTCTTAAATGTCGTTCTTTTCAATTCCGTATTTACATTATCACCCAGTTGAACAACGACTAAATCGGTGTCTGCTTCAAGTTCAAGCTCTAAAATATTTTCTATCCACGCATTACTTGCTGTGGTACTTTCTGCATCTTCAAAACCTGTTCCTGAAAGTTGTTTTGAAGTATAATTCCCCGTTCCGAAGGCCAATATATGCCCTTTTATGATGTCATAATAATCTTTTGTTTTATCGGTCGCATTCATTCCAAAATTTCCATTCCCCAATAATAAAGAATTACCAATAAATAACGCTTTTTCCGGATATAACGGGGTTGTCGTCACTACTCCGTTGTTCCCAACCAATACTACATATTTAGTCCCATTTGGAGAAGTCAGAATAATATCCGAACTGCTTTCCAAAGACGTTACTTTCCCCTCCAAAGCTGCTATCTCTTTTTGTAAATCGGAGATTGTTTCTGTAAGATTTTCTGTTTGCCCGATTGGATATTGAGCGCATATAAAATTCTTGACATTAACTGCCACTTCTTTAGCATTAGTAGCTAATATAATGTAAAAATGAGTTTGATTATTATATACAGCATTATAAGCTGGATCGAACTCAAGACTATTTTTGCCTATTTGTAATTGTTTACGATCTAATTGCGCATCCCCATTTGCCCCATATAAATATGCAATTACCACACCATTATTTGAAATAGACTGAATTTCTATATCTATAATACAGCGATAATTTGGATCTGGATAAAAACCTTCTGTTCTTATACCTGATGAATTTCCACTTTCTTGTTGGCTCTTAAATGTAAATCCATTTTTATCATGATACTCTGTAATGACTCCATTATTCCATGAATATATATTAGAGCTGTCAACATTTTTTATATATCCTGCCTTTATATTATCCGTTGTTACCTCTACACTCTCTAATATAGATATAAAACCAAAATGATCTTTAAGCACATCATCACTAAAGCGTAAAGGCTTCATTGCTTCTTGTTTCCCATGTTTCCATAATGTCCAATCGACAACAATAGATAAATTACCTGTTAATCCATTTCTGTCTTCTATTTCTTGATTTAACGCATAACATAAACTATCTCCTTTTAAACTTATACTAATACTGTTAAAACTAGTAAGATAATTTCCGTCTATATCTGTTTCATAAAGCATTACTTCTTTTATATCCGAAAGTACAGAAACAGGTGCCCAATATTTAGGACTTTCTGCAGTGCCTAATACATCTCCAGTTAACCTTAAATCTATTATAAAATTTTCTAAATCTGTATAATAATTACTTTGCTGCGATATTTCTACATTTAATACTTTTACTTTTGTAAAATTAGGTGACCCTATTTTTATTTTTGACCAATCACCATCACTATACTTTAATATAACTGTACCATCTTGTTCAAATACTTTTATACCATTAAAATTAGAATAAATACCGGGCGTAGATGCTATATAAAATATAGGGCCTGATAAAGTTCCAGGATTTGTAGATGGAGTAGCTACATCTATAAATGTAGCATTTTCTCCAACAGTGCTTATAATGTTTATAAGTGTTTGCTGAAGAAGTTGTCCAGTTATTTCTTGGTTATCATTTGCTTTTATAATATCAGCTATAGATTTTTTTAAAGTATTCCAATTTGCCATATCTTTTAATTTATATCATAATCATTATTATAATCTGTATTATAATCTCCGCCAATTAATTCAGGTTTATATCCACATATATTTGCTATAACTGTATCGGTTTCAAACTCACATTCAACAGAAGCTAAATCTCCTTGATCTTCCCATTCTGGGACCATGTTAAACATAGATAAATCATATTTTTGTAATTTGCTAATAATATGCTTATAATTACATAGCCTCACAATTCTAAGAGCATCGCATAGATATTCTGGTGCTAAAAATGTAAATTTGTATATTTTTTTACTAACTTGACTTTCTATAAAAGTATAGCCCATGCGTTCTGTAGCTTCTTCTTCAAAATCGTATTCAGGTCTGCCTATCTGTGTATTTAAATAGCATTTAAATTTAAAATTATCTGAGAAATCTACTATTCCTCCGGTAAGTTCAAAATTATATGAATTGCTATACTCAAGGAGTAAATAATCATCTACCTTATTGCAGACAGAAAATACATCTGAATATATAATGCCAAGCCCGGTTATATTAATTTGTAAATAATATAAGCCTTCATATTTTATTTCAGTTATAGGAAGTATACCTGGATATTTAAGAAGTTTAAAATCTGTATATGATTTTAGCGTTAAACCATTTTCTTTAATACTGGTAGAAATATCTATGTATTTATCAGTATGAAAATTATGTAATCTTACATAATCAATGTTATTACCGTTTGCAAGTACTACTTGAAATGGTAATAACATATTCTTATAAGTTATTAAAGGATAAACTTGGCCAAAAGCATAATCTTTACGATGATTTTGCAATGCTATATTATCGTAAAAAGGTAACGGCGATATGTTATTATTTATTAACTTCATATAGCTAATTTATAAAATACAAATTATATATAAAAATTTATTAATAAAGTTTAACACTCATTTTATCGTGGCTTATAGAGTAAATTAATTTTTGCAAGCCTAGTATCTATATTCACTGAAAATTCATCTATTTTACCATTTCCTATGTTGGTTTTAATAAGTTCATATTCATCCAAATCTTCTTCTATTGGGACTTCTATAGTATGTTTCATACATTTTTTTATATCTGCTACGTATAAATTACTTAAAATACTACATTCTATATTATATGCTGGCATATCATACATGTAAAAATTAACTAGATAAGCCCATGACGCATACCAATTTTGAACTATAGCACTATAGCTATTTCCATTTTCATCTATTAAACTAGTAGTAACTACGGGTAATTCATATGTTGAATCATTTTTAACAGGACATAAAAGGGCAAAACCATCTTCTGAAAAGTTAGATGGGTTAAATATCATATAATCTACATCTGATGAAAATTGATTTATAGTTATTTCTTCATTTTTATCTTTCTGTATATAATTAGACTTTACATCTATAGAAACATTACCAAATAATTCTGTAACGTCATCCATCCAACTAAATTCATATCTTTGATTAAGATCATCTTTTTTATATTCTATAGCAGATTGGAAATATTGCACTAATTTTTTATTAAATTGATCTGTTGCTTTTGTAAAATCTAATTGAAAACTCGTCTGCTCAGAATAACTTTTACCATTCATGAAAAAACTTATATGTTCTATTTTAAATTTATTATCTTCTATGTACCAATAACACCTGAAACAATCACGTAACATTTCCATTATATTCTTCAACGATGTTTCTGCTTTTTGAGCTGCTTGATCATAATCACCTTTAAGTATATTTGTTTTTTGCGTTATAAATACATAAAATCTACTCATGCCGTATATTGGAACAGAACTATCATATAAAAAACGACTATATTCTGGTGTTGCTTCATGCGTTAATATTGGATTTATTTTTTTAAGTAATACGCTTATAACAGAAGCTATAGAATAACTATCTTTTAAAACATATTGTTTTCTTAGTCGTTCTTCAAAATATGTATATGTTAAATCATCATATATATACCATAGTGATGCATTTGCCCATGAATTTCTACTTATAGGCAAAGGCCTACCTAGACCAGAACTGGGAGGTAAAAGCTTATTTGTAAAATATTGGCCGTAATCATTCAAGCCATATTTTGTTGGTTCTTCTACAGTTCTTGATGTACAAAAGAATAATCCACCTCTTAAGCCTATACATTTTTTATAATTTCTATTATCCGCAACGAAATCATTTTGTGGTAAATCATATGTATTTTTTACACCTTGTGAATCTGTAACTGTATCTACATCGCATAAAAGACGCTGAAATATTCTATATGCAAATACATTACTCATTATGCATGTATCAGAAACAATACCATTTCCTTCAATAGCGGTCATATTTATATCTGCATAGGATGTAAAAAATACATCATCTGTATAAAAATTTATATTTATAATATCAGTTTGATAAAGATCTTTATTATCAGAATTTCTTTTTATTATTATTTTGCCAGTAGTTCCACTTACTCCTATTTTTTGTGCGTACGCAGAAAATCCATTCCAGCATTGCCAATTTCCATTATTTCCTGCATATACTCCATTTACTCCTTGGAGTGATGATCCTTTAATTTCAAATTCATTACCAGATCTAATATATGAAAAATGATAATCATTTCTTAATGTATTATAATCATCTATTACTCTATTCACATTACCTTCCCAATAAGTACCACCAAAAAAATTAGTTATAGAATTTGATCCTTGGACATATACTTGAATCAATGACCGTTTATATAAATTGATTTTAGTAATAGCAGGTGCTAATTTAATAATATCGTAAGTATTTTCATACCCACTCATTACTTTATTATAATCATCTAATATAGTAGTTTTAAGCTCACATGACTTTTTATCATAATCAAACTTACAATCTACTTTTGTAAATTCTCCTTTATAATATTCAGTCCATGTATTTATACTATATTTATTAATTATAAATATAAAACTATCATCCAAATCTGAATTTTTAATTATCTCATAGTCATTACCATACAAAACTATTTTTCCATCAAGTGATACTCTAAAAAATTCTTGACTACTTTCTTTAGAATATTTTTTATTAAGCTGCTTATAATGAGGATTAATATTACTTATAATATAAACTGCATTAATATTATTGTTTATTTTCGAATATATATCAATATTATCTGCTTTAAAAGAAAGTCTTATACTTGTAGTATTATCTTTTAACACAACAATTTCACTTCCTATAGTATATGTATATCCTAAATATGTAGAACCGTTATAGCAGTGGATATATATTCTATTAGTATCTATATTAGAAAAATCAATAGGGTGTGTATTTATATAAACAGTTAATGAATTTACATAAATAGAATAAGATGCACAATAGCCAACACTAGATATTTCTTGGCCATTAGAATTATCTATATTAGTATTTTCTCTCATGCCAAATAAAACGGCTTTTCCTACATAATATTTATATTTAGGAGGTATCATATATTTAATTTTTTATTATACGTTTAACATTTCTATATTGCATTATAGTAGTGCCATCTTTTAATACATAATATTTAACTTCATTTTGCTTTCTTATATGCATAACATCATTTTCAATTTTAGATAAATCTATATTAGTACTATTAGAATTGAATTCTATATTAAGTTTATCAGAGTTAGCAAATGCGTTAAGATATTTATTTTCAAATACTCCTTTATTAAAACTTTCTATAACATCTGGCAATATTTTTTTATATTTTCTAGTACTACGCTTATTTATTATAGCAAGTGCCTCGCCGCCTTCTGCTTTCATATTTTTGCCTTTTTTGTTTTTTGTTTTAAGATCTATATCATTGCCTGATGCATGAGAACCGCCATCTAAAAATTCAAGACCTCCTTCACCGTATTCTTCAGATGCTGCATTAGCAGTCACTTGATTTGCTTTTATTTTAGCAGCCGCAAATGAAGTCCACATCATAGCTATAGCAGATAATGCTAGAGCTGGTCCTATTATAGGCACAGAAGAAAATGCGCTCCACAAATTAGCTGATGCGGTAATCAATGAAACACTTTGCATAGTTGATTGTAATGCAGCTTGACGCTTTTGAGCAGCTTCTAATTGTTTCTGTTTTTGAAGTTGATTTTTCTTTTCTTGCTCAAGTTCCTTTTTTGCAGTTGCTACATTATTAGCATACCCGTTATTACGCGCTTCAACTTCTGCATCATAAGCTTTTTGTGCTGCTTCTACGCGCTTTTCTGCTGCTTCTACGGCTTGCTCAGCCAATTCTACTTCTGCATCAAGAATAGATTGTAAATTTTCAATAACTGTATTTACAGCATCACTTAACGCGTCGATTTGATCATCATTAAAACCAAGATTTTCAAGCAATGTATTACCTAAACCTTTTTTGCCTATGTTATTGATAAAATCATCAAGTTCAGATAATTCTCTATTTATACCTATAACGGTTGCTTTAGCAGCATCTATTTGAGCTTGACTCCAATTAAGTCCGCCAGATTCTGCAAGTGTTATTTGTTTCTCCCATCTTTCTTTTTCCTGCTGAAGCTTAAATCGAGTTATTTCACGTTCACTGCGTTCAACTTCATTAAATATAGCTTCATCCAATTCCTGTTGTTGCTCGAATCCTGCCATTTCAAATTGACCTTGTATCTGAGCGCCAGTTCTATTAAACTGAGCATTTATTACAGATGTACTTTGCTGTTGAGCAGCAGGAGCTGCAGCATTTTTAGCTAACGCAAGTTGCCTAGCTATTTCATTTTGTTGTAATAATAGGTTAAGCTCATCTTTACTACCTTTTTGTACTAACTTCAATTGGGCTTCGATATCAGTTTGTCTTGCTTCTAGTATTTGCTGATCATATTCACTCCATAATTTAAGCTTTCTCTTATTAAGTTCTATAAGAATTTCTTCTTCAGAACGTGCTTGGTCATTTCCAGCAGCGAGTAATTTTTTATTAGTATCAAGAATAAGAGCATATTCAATATCAAGATTCTCTTCCATAAGCCTACGTTCTTCTACTAATGAGGCTTCCATCTGAGACGCATCACGAGTAACTACTACATTTGTAGTAACCGTAGATTCTTGATTTTGAACAGCTTGAGTAGTAGCACTAGTATCTGTAGGATTAATAGTATTGCGCTGAGTCTGTAAAGAAGCAACTTTTTGTTCATTTTGTATCTGCTGTAACTGTAAATCTAAAGCACGTAGATTATTAGCAATAGTTTTAGTTATGAGTTTTTGTTGATCATCTATTTGTTTCTTTTGGTCTTTAGTAAGTTCTTTATATTTTCCATTTACATTAGTAACATATTCCTCATTAAGACGATACATCTCGCGCAACTTGTTATTTTCATTTTGAACCTGATCTGCTGCTTCTTTACGTCTCTTTGCATATTCATCTTTTAATAGTTTAGTTACACTTTCTTCATATTTTTTTTGGATTGTGATATTATTTCTATTTATTATGTTAGTAAGATCGCGAGGATCTCTACCATCGCCTACAGTTCTTGCTTTACCAAATAAGCCTAAGGCTTTGACTAATTCATCTGCTGCTGTATTATACCCATCGGCTAAATCAAAAAACGCGTCTCCTTCTTTTTCTAAAGCATCACGTTCTCTTCTTAAAGAAGCTATGTTTTCTTCTCTTTGCTGATTCCGTCTTTTTGCTAGCCTTGTTTCAAGTGATAAATCAGATTCTGGCCCAGTGAAACCTGCTCCAACAGCACTGAAATAATCAGACGTAGTTTCAAAAAATGTAGATGGTTTTCGTTCTTTTAATATGGCCTCTTCATTTTTCTGTAAAGCTTCTTCATATTTTTGTGACGCTAATGACATAGCCGCAGTTGCTCTTGCTCTAAGTTTTAATGCTTCAAGAATTTGAGGTGTTCCATTTGTAAATGCAATTTCTGCACTATTTACGTCATTTACAGCTATACCAAGCTTATTAAATTCTGAAACATTATCTTTTATCCACTGCAAACGCTGTTTACCGTTTGTAAGTTTTTCCCACTGAGATGTTAATTTTTTAAGTGCTACGACATTATCTCCGTATCCACCTGTATTCTTTTTAAGTTCTTTTGTAAGAGCTTCTAATTGTTTTTTAAAAGACATAACTTGTTTTTCGGCTTTAAAAAGATTAGAAATCCAATCTATTATTTCTTTACCGAACATTGAAAATATAGTAAGTAATACTACTAATGCTGTATTCCAACTAAATAATGCTCTTACTATTCTACCAGTTATACTTACTGTTTGTTCGCCTCTTGCTTTAAGTAATTCATTTTCTCTTCTTAATCTAGCAATTTCATCTACTACCATAGGTACATTATTTGATATACCTAAAAAGAATGTATTAAGCGATACAGCTGCTGCAGGTAATTCTCTTACAACTTGAGATATAGAAATACCTAAACCGTCCCATGTTCTTTGATAATGGCCTACAGATAATCTATAATTGCCTGTTGCTTCTTGTAATTTTATCATTTGCTGATACATAGCGTTTGTTTCTGCTTCGAGTTTTTTGCCAGAATCAGCAGCTTCCCTTTCAGCTCCAGACATTTGATTAAGTTTTATCTTATTAAGTTCATATTGAGCTGCAAGTCTATTATACGAGCCCTCTGCAGAATTTGCTATTTGAACTTGCAATTGAGCAATTCTATTTGCTTCTCGTATTTGTGTTGAATACAATTTAAGTTGTTGATTTTCTTCTGACTGTGCATAAGCCAATTTTTGTTGGGCTTGAGTTATAGGATCTATAGAAGCATTATGTTGTTTTCTTGCATTTGTTACTGCTGATATTTTTGCTTTTAATTCAAGTAATCTTCTACCTTCATCTGACTGTAAATAAGCTAATCTTTGTTCTGCTTTTTCTACTTCTGTGAGTTGCTGTACATGCTGTTTAAATTGATCATCAATAGCTTTAATCTCACTCTTTAAATTAACAATGTCATTGAGTAATTTCTGACCCATTTTACTATCGGCTCTTTCTGCTGCTGTTAAAGACCTATATAATTCAGTCATTTGCTTTAAATCAGATTTAAGACGATCATAAGATGATTTTGTTTGTTCTAAATAACGTTGGTGTTCTACTGTTGCCTTATTAGCATCTAAAGTTTGTGCTTTAAGCCATGCGATTTGTCTACCGGTATCAGATAAAGCTAATTCAAGTTCATTTTGAGCTCTTTCTAATCTTGATGTAGATTCTGCAGCCTTGTCAATAGCTTTGCGACCTTCATTAGTAGCTCCGCTAGTAGATTTAAGAGAATTAGCAATACTAGCAGCACCAACTTTAATTGCATCTACTACTGCTTCATATGATTTATTAAGTTCACTAAGCTGCTTAACTAATTTTTCAATTGAATCATCTGGCTCAATTATATCACTATATTTTATTTTATCATCAGCCATAATTATTTTCTTTTATGCCGTTTAATACTTTTATTTTCAGCCTCAGTCTGTTGTCTTATATTATCTATAGCGTTATAAAACTGAATAACTGTCATATTTTTTGCATTTAAATTAGTTTTTTGTGCTATTAAAATACAAGCATTTTCAAATTGTTTATCGTATTTTATTTCAACGGATTCACTTCCTGTATATTTTTTTGGTGAATATATACCAAAAATAAGATCATCTATACTTTTTATTTGTTCTGAATTGTTTTTATTACTAATTATAGATTCTAATACAAGAAGCGTTCTTAATTTCAGCTTATCGTATACATCTTTTTCCTTAGGATTTATAAAATCTCCTGGAAAATATATTTCTAGTTCTGTTGTTACTTTTTTTTTAAGCCACGCTAAAAACTCTATAATTCTAGAATGCTTTATTGTTTTAAGATCTTTAAGTATAAATTTAAGATTATCATCTGATAAATCGTTTATTTCTTTACCATCTATGCTATGAATAAGTGCAGCAAATGCTAAATACTTTGGTGAAATTTCATTGTTTATCATATACATATTTTGCCTCATATTTTGAAGCTCTTGTAAAGCTTTTTTACTATTATTAATTTTTATAAATTTAGCAATTCTAGTTATATGCGCATCTATATCATCAGCATCTGAACCAATTCCAGAATCTATAAGTAGATATTTATTATATTTCTGAAAATTAATAATTGGCATTTCATCTATGCTATCATATAAACGTACAATTTTTTTATTTATAGTTATAGTTTTCATATTAAAATTCGCGTTATAGGTGTCGATATTATAGGAATAAATAAAAATATAATTTCGTTAAAAAAAATAACGAGAATAATAGCGAGAATAAACGATGTCCAAAAACTTAAGCAAAAATCACAATTAAATAATTGAGAAATAAGCTTTGGCGCTCTGATAATTATTTCATCTCGCATACCAATTTTTTCAACAAATAATATTATAAATGCTGAAATGCAAGCTATAATAATAGTTATACTTATAAAATATATCGCTGACATAGTTCTCTAGTTGTTAATGTAAATTCTATTCGTATTCCTGCATAAGGGTGCATAAAAAATTGCTTATCAATATCTTGTATATCTTCTCCTTTATATACATAATTATTATAGATTTTTTCTATTGAATAACCTTTATATATATTTTCGAAACGCTCATATATAGTATCTATTACTAGTTTACCTGTCGTAGTAATAATTCCAGGTGTTGTTAATAATCTAATAATTTCATCTTTTATTTCTTCTGTATATATTACAGTTTCATCTTCATATATACTGCTAAGATCATACCAAAATATAATAGCACCACTGAATGTATATTGAGGAAGTGATTGAACAACTTGAGTAATTTTTTGTGGATCATATATATCAAACCATGAAAAATTACCAAAGTTGTCATTTGGTAAAAGTGATATATATTCACCATTGCCATTATATGCGGCTGGATATATAAATTTATCACCGTTTGGTCTATGCTCTATAATTTTATAAGCTCTACCAAACGCATAATTAAGCCATTTGAGCTTTTGCGTAAGTGATATTTGCATATCCTGTAATACTTTATCAAGTAATACAGGGTTATTTTTATATCGTATTTGAACAGAATCTTCTTTCATTTTTCTATATAACTTGCTTTATGCGTTTAACTAATTCTTTTCTTATATGTGAGCGTATAATTCTTGTAAAGTTTTTATCCGTTAATCTGAATATTTCATCTCCATATTTTTTAATAAGCTTAGGTGTTTTATCGTCTGTAGAAGTTACATAAAAACCTTCAGAATCAAACACGATAAACATAGATTCATGAAAAGCTCCAGTATCTTTCAATGTAACTCGCGTAGTCGGTTGTCCTTTTTTAGCTTTAGCTTTTATAGTAGATTCAGCATAAGGAGCATAACTCATTATTTTTATTTCTCTACCATTTATACCTCTTCTATATAACTGATCATTTGCTATTGCTGATACTATAATACTTTCTTTATCCATTATAATATCTTCTAATAACATAGGCAAATTATCTTTAAAAGATCGTAGCCTATATTCTAAATTGCGCAATGTAGCATTATATCTCTTTATAGCCATATTTATATTACTCTATATTTTATACCGTTATTTTTACATGGCAAACATATTCTATCAACTCCAGAAGTATTTAGCTTAATAGCTTTAAATGCCATATCAAGCTGATAGCTTAAACCAGATTTTTTCATAGAAGAAGAATCGCCATCAATTTCATATAAAATATCAATTCTTGATGCATTAATAGAATATCTGTTGGTTCTTACATTAGAATTATATGCAAATTCACGCAACATATCTATAGCTACTTGCTTAGCTATAATATCTTGAAACACGGTTCTTTGTTCAATTATAAAATCTGTTATATCACAACTTACAGTAATTTCTATATTTAATCCGTAGTTATTATCATAAGTATATTGATTATTTTCTATGTCCCATAAATAGAGAGGACATTTTGAAAAATCATCATTGTAATCGTCATTAAAGTCATCATTTAATGTATCTACAAGTTCTTCATTTACAAAAAATGGATGAACTTCTATGTATTTAGACCATGCTGTCCAAGCAAGAAACTCTTTACGCGAGCATGAATTGCATGGCTCTTTGGACCAATCTTTATCTTTTCTTATGGCTTCACTTCCTATTGGAAGTTCTGATTGAAGATAGCATAAATACCAACTTCCTCCTGCATCATTATCATTACTTTGATATGGTAAATATATATCATCAACTGTAAACCATTCAGCACTATTATTTCGTATTTTATTTAGTTTTATAATTTTTACTGGAACATTCATACTTGAATGCATAAGATATAAAGTATATTCTCCAGCTTTAGTAAACTGAAGGCATATTTTATTTATCTTTGTTGTTACACCTTTTGCTCTTACCGGTATAATTTCAAATCCAACTAGATTTTTTTTATTTTTTACTGTATCTATTAATCTACCTGCTCCATCAAACAAAGTACGATTTTCGCATAATGGTTTATTAGTTCCTTCTACTGTTTTTTCATTGCAATATCTAGAAATAGCTTTTTGTATACTAGCTTTTGTTTTATTTTCAAGCCATTCAGAAAATAAATTTGTTTCAACCCAATAGTCTGGCTCTATATCAGGTTGTTTTCCTTGTGCATTTTGTAATGCTTTATAAGAAACTTTTTGATAATTTACTATATTGCCTTTACTATACTTTTTTTCAGAATTATATTCTGGAAAAACAATATTTTTAAAATCTGGAGCGATACATGATATATTCTTCAAAGTCAGTAAAGGATGAATTTGTTGAAAATATAAACCACTTTCACTCACAGTTAAAGCATCAGATATTTTCAAGTCTGATGTATCATAATTTTGCTCCCACCCTATAAGGTGTAATAATTTTTCTTGTATATCACCAGCTCTAACCATAATATTTTTATATTTTAATTAAAAAATAGGAGGTCACTAATAACCTAATGGCTTAGCGCACCTCCTACCAAAGCTAATAACAATTCAAAGATTTGCTATTAATTTATCCTGAAATCGCTATTAATTTATCCTGAAATCGCTATTAAAATCTTGAGTAAAGTCTCCACTACCTGCATTAACTGACGCTTTTGGTATTAACCGGATTAATAGTATCATTCATGACAACTACAGGTTTAGCATAAACTGCATTTTCCTTAGCTACATTGAATGCAAGAATTGAACTTGGCAAAGTAGAAGGTGAACTATTATAAGCGATCAAGAAAGCTACATCTACAGCAAAACCGTAATGTTCTTTGCGTGTACGAACCATATCAGCTGTAGCAGCTCCAGCAATAGCATTGTAGTCACCTACTGAATCATAAAAATATGTACCACAAGGCATATTCAACAAAGGCAAAGTAGCAATACCCCATTCATGGCCATCACCAGAAATAGTGCCTAACAAACAGTCACGTTCAAAACGAGTCAACATACCTAATGAACCTGCATTTACGGCATAACCCTGAGCATATTTTCCATCAGCGGCGATATTATTTGTTAGGTGAACAATTTTAGTACCAAATTCATTCTGTTTATTTACATCATTGTAAAGCCCGTGCTGTTGCAATTTACGCATGATAGATTCAACGCCCGGATCTCCAATGATATGTAATTGGCCATAGAAGTCATTTGCACCCATCATGACTTCAAGGTCACCAAATACATTTTCGCGCTCAGACCATTTTGCATTAATGGCATTAGAAGACCAATCATATAATAATGGATTCTTCAAAACCTGGGTTTTGTTTGCAGCAAGAGCAGCAAGTGCGGCCTCATCAAGTTTCTTCGCAAAAGCATAGATGTACTTCATCATCTTGGTTTCAAAGTCCTTCTGAATGCCAATTTCGTTGTTCATGTACATTGCCGGAGCAATAGTAAATCCCCACGCATAAGTGGCAAATGTGATTTGAACCATCTTAGAAGTGTTTTCACTGTCGGCGATTGTCAAGGTGCGAGTACTACCGATAGTAATATCAGCATCATAGTCAATTACCGGAGTTTCCAGCGTGTTACCGATGGAGGTCCTTGCTTTTTGCTTCAGTTCCTCAGTGAGGATGCCAGTAGGGTCTTCAGATTGCACCATAAAAGCGTTCAGCGCACCGTACCTACTGGGGCGATACTCAAACTTATCAAGGTTAGAGTTCGCACGAATGTTTTGAATACGTGTTAAAACTAGACTCATAACTTTTAAGTTTTTTAATTGTTAATAATTATACTATTATGGTGCATTACCCTTTTACGCCTCATAGCATTTTTTATTCTTTATACTTTTTCGTATGTTTTCTCGAAAATATCAGGCTTACATGGATAAAACTCACCATTTACACCTTTAATGATATAATCACCTACACTTGCTCGCATTGTGCCTTCTAAAGTTTCAATAGGGACATAAGGATTATTTTTATCCTCATAATTTACATGTGCTCCTCCCATAAACTCAGAAAGCTCACAAATTCTTTCAGCTGTGTCTTCAAATTGAATTGCTTCAATTATTACTGGTTTCTTTTTATACTTCATAACTTATTTTTTATCTAATAGGTAAACTTGCCACATTGTTTTCAGTTCTCAGCTGCATTGACTGGTCTGCGAATTCTTGCGAGTCACGGGTCAAACCATTTGCAAGCAGATGTGCCTCAATGGCTTTATCGGCCTCAACTTGGCTCTTGATGCCAGACAAATCAAGTGTTCCACCTGTTCCGCCTGAACCAGACCCAAAGCCTCCTGTTCCACCGCCTATCTGCTGACGACCTGTATCGATTACATCTTTAAGCGATGTTTCCATTACAAGCTCTTGCATCGTATAAGGATTAAGATTGTTCTTCGGATTGTTAAGGATATTACCATCTGCACCACGAATAACAAGTTTCTTTCCTCCTTGGCCGTCCTCTATGAAATCAGGAGTACCTTTTGCAAGGACTTCTGCTTTTGCAGCGTTGAGCAGCGTCTTCTGAATAGGCTCAGTAATACCACTCTTAAACTTAAGACCTGCTGTAGCAGCTTGAAAAGCATAATCTACATGCGTGTCCTTAATAGTTTTATCAAACTCTGCCTTTTTGGTATTGAACTCAGTTTCCTTTGTCTGAAGTTGAGTTTGAAGCTGAGTTACTTGGGCTTTAGCATCTTTCAGCTGTTGCTTCAAAGTTTCATCTCCGACTCCTTTTTCAAGTTTAGCTTGAAGATCTGCAACTTGTGCCTGAGCGGCAGTAAGCTGAGTTTGAATTGTTTTTGCAGATTCTGCTTTAGTTTTGTACTCACCAAGTACTCGCTTAGCATAATCATAACTTTTTTCGCCATCTTTTTTCTTAATGCCTGTAATACCAAGAATATCAGAATCATACTGCCCATGTAAGGCACCAATTTTAGTACCTATAACAGTATTCTCATCATTTCTTGACATTTCAGCGATTGCATTCAACTGGTCATCTGTAAGATCAGTTAAAGCTGAACTTTGTCGTAGCATCTCAATTGTTAACATATAGCTTTGTATTTTTTAGATTATTATTTCTGTACATATTGTGCTGCTTCTCCATATGGATCATGCAAAACATTCATGATTGTATAGCCAAGGCCTTTATAAGCCTTTTTGAAAAGCTGCCATTCGGCAAATGTAAACATTTGAGTATACGCAGGTGATTCTTCTTTTCCAGTTAATGGATTAAACCTACGCCCGCGAACAATTGACAAATGCACCATTTTCTCTGTACCAGGTTTAACAACATACTTATTTTTAGTAGTTGAAGTAGCTTCTTTCTGTTTTTCTTCAATAGCATCTTCAACATCTACTAACAAAAGAACTGTTTCATCAAGCTCTTCTTGTTGTTTTTCAGTCCAGGCTTTTCCACCTTTAGCTTTAAGTGTTTCCAACTCTGCCTTATGAGCTTCTACCTTAGATTTATAATCATTAAGATCATTCAGGCTGAGTTCCTGTAGCTTTTGTAGTTCTATTTTCTGTAACATATTCCAAAAGTTTTTTATTTATAATATCTATTTTTTCTCTCATTGGCTTATTTGAAGCAAACTCAATTATATTAATATTCTCACGCTCAAATTTTTCAACTAAAGTACTAAAATTTATTTTAAGCTTTACAAGATTTTCATTTAATAAACCTTTTTCAAACAAATTTAACACTTCATCGAGCGTTTTATGCGGATAAGGCTCTAATTGTTTTAAAATAAGCATTCTCTGAAGTACCAAAGGATTATTGCGATACTCAACTTCAAGAATTTGTTGTGATATAGCATCTAGTTCTGAGTTAGATGCTCCATTTTCCTTTGCTTGTTTATACTTAGAATATAGTTCTATTACAGTGAAAACATAAAACTCTGTACCCCAGCTTATAGAAGATGATATGAAAGAATTTCCGTATCTGAGTTTGCAAACAGTATCTTCTACAAATTTCTGTGCCAATTCGAAATTAGTTTTTAAAGCATTAAGAACTGAGGTTTTACTTTCAAAATTAGCAGTTACTTGGATTTCATTTATAGCTTCTTTTTCACTTACTGTACCACCTGAACCAACAACAGAAATTACAATTTCGTTTTTAAGTCTAGTGCATTCATCAACATTATAATCGAGTGAATCTTTGTCAATTGTGGTTATTTGAACAGGATTACGCATATCTGTAATCCCTTCAGATTGATTTGGAATAGGAACTTCTAAGAATGAACCTGGGCCCGCTATACGTTTTTCACTACAGCAAGGACATTTTTCAACAGTTCCGTCGTTTAAAATTTTATATTCTCCTTTAGCATTGCGCAAAAAACCTCCATCACAATAATCTCCAGTTTCATTATTTTCAAAATTACAATCGGCTTCATAGGCACTATATATAGGATAAGGTGCATAGAGATCTAAATGTTGTTTAGATATAGAAAAGAATAAATACCAATCAAGATGAGATAATTCTTTTGTAATAGGATTCTTTTTAAGTTCTTTATTCTTCTCATTGAGCTGAGTTGACCAAAAGAATCGAGCCGGACAATACCCTAAATCATGTGTTGCTTCTGAAACGAGTGACTGAATTTCATTCTTTTCATTCAACTGATATACTCTTATATAAATATCATCAAATACGGCAATCTGATTATTCGGTTGTTTAAAAATAAGCCATTCAAGTTGATTTTCATCATGCTTAAGTACCTCATAATCAATTACTGAATCAATCTCAAGCCAGTAAAAATATGGCTCTGGCCGAGCTGATGATTGTATTTGAGGAAGATCTACTACCAAAATACTATTCGGTGATACCTGCATTCTTTTCCATCCTATGGTTTTCCATACTTCTGGCTCATTAAGATTATTTTTCTTATACTGAGACCAATCTTCTGCTAACTCAGAATCTGTAAACTGATATGAACTTGATGAGTTACGACTATAGAAAACTCTTTCGAGTTCTCTATAGACGTCCTCAACAACGGCAGGAGTAGGTAACGGAAACTTAAATAGGTGAAGAAATATATTATACTTATCTTTTGGAAGAAGCTGTTTTACCCAGTCAAGAAATATAGTTGTAGGTTGATTAATATCAGATACTGCAATGTTCGTCTCAGTGTGAAATCTAAGACGCCGTTGCATATTTACAGCTTTCTGAATAGTCTGACGTTTAGTCGGCTTTAACAGAATTTGCTTTATCTGATTTAATTCTAAGGCCATTTTCTTCGTCGTAAATATAGTTACTATCACTGGGCAATTCCCATCCACCATTTATAGCTGCTCCCATATCAAGCAAACGTTCAGCATGTTGAATGCCGAACTCTTGCTTCATACCATATTTAGGCACAACCAATATTACCGTTTGTTCTTTTTTCTTTCTCATAGCCGAATATTTTTATCCGCCAGCTGATGCTGCATTAACCCAGTCTGTTAATGGGTTAAAATCCATAGTTTCACGTTTAATAATATAGAATTTATCACTCCAATTAGGAATAAAAGACCAACTAATAGCATTGCTATCAGGCTCTTCATAGCCGCCAAGTGATTTATCACCTACAAAGAAACTATAAACAGGAATTGGCATATGCTTTGTAGGATTATCTAAATCATCAACTAAACAGCCTAAATTACCATTTTCATCAATAAGCCATACGCCAATATTTTCACATTGATATTCTTTCATCTGCGCAATTACCTTTTGGTTTTCTTGATAAATAGTTCCTGTGAAAGTAGTTGCCTCACGACCAATTGTAATGGGAATACCACCTAAAACCTGATTACCAGAGCCGAATGTACGAGCTGCACCAGGTTCAGTGGTAGGTCCTTGAATATACGGTGAAACTGTCATTTTAGAACCATCAGCAGCAGAAAACAAAGTGGAAAACGATGCTTTCTTAGTTGGATCTTCAACAGCATTTAGCGTTCCAGCAGTTTTATAAATACGTTGAAATGCAACTTTTTGAATTTGCCCCATGCTTTCTTTGCATTCTTCAATTGTAAGGTCAGCAATATGTGCACCAACAGGGCATCCACAATTTAATCCCATAATTTTTATGCTTTTTATTGTTAATACTATCGAGCAGCTTCCCTTAACTTGCATCGAATTACCTATATTTTACTTTAAATTAATTTCTTCATACGACAAATATACTAATTTTATATATAAGTTGTACAGTTTTTAACATTTTTTAATCTGGCGTTATTTAAAGTCATTCTCGCACACTATGTAGTTTAGCCTTATGATTAAGTTTATAAATACATATTTAGAAATCCAAAAATTACGAGAATTATGCGAGAATATGGATTTTAGTTTCTTAAGTGTATTTTTTTACGTCCACCTTTTCTTGCATGCATTTCATATACTCCTGTTAAGCAATCTGGAGCATCATCATGCTGGTTTCTTTTCTTATTATCTTTACGATATGACATAAGAGCCTTATAAAACTTGGGCCATTTCCTCTCCCAGCCTTCTGGAAACAAAATATCACTTTGAACATTAGCAGAAGCTGTATAAATACGTGCCTTTTTGTTCTCTGTCTGTGTAAATGTTTTAATAGCGCACCTGAAATTACGCAAATCGACTCTTAATATGCGCTTTACATTACGTGAATAGCCACGGCCTCCATTATTTGACTCGATTAAGGCCTCAACCGTGCCATTTTTGGTCAGCATTTCAGCTTGTTTTGGCTCTGTGACCTCCATAGGTGCATCTGTAAACAAAATATCAGTTATATAACAGTATTCAGGTGTATTTATAAAGCAAATTGAGCACAAATCATCAGCTCCTGTGTCAGCCGTATCAGTATAATTCCACTTTTGAAGTGCTTTTGTGCCTGTTGGAAGCTCTTCTATCTTATAAGTTCTAAATCCTTCATACATAAGACCCTCTTTTGGTGTTGGGTCCTGCATATACTGTGTGTCAAATACAAGCGGATTTATCTCACGCATCTTATAAAGCTCTTCAAGTGTATGCTTCATTGGCCAAAGTGCATGTTCTTCTCCAGTTTCTGGGTCTACTTGTATAACCGGAAGTGATAAAACAGTCCATTCGTCTGGCTCTATCTCTTGCAAATAGCCACAAAGGTCATGTTCATGCAGCCTTTGCATTATTATAATGATTGGAGTGTTACGCGAGTTAGTACGGTTACGAATTGTGTTTTCAAATCGCATGTTGATGCGCTCGCGAACAATATCTGACTCAGCATCTTCTGGCTTAATTGGGTCATCAATCACAATCGCGCCTTGGAAAATGTTTGTTGTAGCTCCTATCATATCAAGCATCTCGTTTGTATGGTCATCAAATGTGAATATATCATTGCCTCCGTCCATTTTATCAATATCTGGGTCAATATCCACATTACCAGCTCCAAAACCTGTTACCTGACCTTGAGTTGATACTGCATAAAGCTCACCTCCGGCCTTGGTTTTCCATCTTTTAGCCGAGCCTTTCTCAGATGCAAGAGCCGAATTAGGAAAAAGAGTCTTATAAAGCTCTTCCTGCATGATATTTCTGATTGTTTCAGAATTATCATTCACAAGTATATCTGAATAAGATAGATGCAAAAATCGGCACTTAGGATTTAAGGCAAAACACCAACTTATAAATGATTTGATAACAAGCTCAGTTTTACCATATCGAGGAGCAATGTTAATTATAAGCCGTTTGCATCTGCCATCGACAACATCCTGTAACGCCTTAAACATCTTCTTATGATGCTCTGCAACTATAAAACTTCTATGATATTGGGCTTTGAACAAGCACTTTGTATATTTCTCAAAAGAAGTCAGCAATTCAAGCTGAAGAAGTTCTTTTGGGTTCACAGTTCCAGGCTTTGTAGTATCTAAAGCTCTTTCTTGCATTGTTTTCAGCGAGTCCATTATCCCTCCTTTCTTACTGTATATCCATACTTTATTTCAGCTGCTTCTCTTGCTTTTACAGCATCTTCGAATTTTGCATAGTAACCTAAGCACTCATATTTGCCATTATTTCTTATAACAGCCATCCACTTACCTCTAGGTTTATGAAATTGTACGCCTGTGCGTCCAGATGTATTAGTAGACCTAACTTTTTGGTTTCTACTATTTTGTTCATCTGTAACTTGCCTTAAATTAACTATGCGGTCATCTGACCTATTGCCATTTATATGGTCAATCTGTGGTGTTTCATCTGAAGGCCATTCTCCATAATGATAAAACCAGGCTAGCCTGCCGGCTTTATATCTTATATTATTTATGCTTATAAGTCTATAGCCAGTTTTATTTACAACACCAGCTCTAGTTCCTACTTTTATGTTTCTACTCGGGCTTATTTTCCATATAAACTCACCTGTCTCACTATTATAATCCAATACTTTAGTAAGATAGTCATGTGAAAGAGCTATTTCTTTGGCTCTCATTGTTTCTTCTACTAAAATGTTCATATCGCTATTTAATTAAAGTATCACGTATCAAAATATAAGCTTCTCTGGACACAGGTTGATTTGGTATTATTCCAGTTTGCAGCTGCTGTCCTTCTGGGAGACTTAATTGCATAGGCCCTTTGCCAAATATTCTATCCCATAATTTTTCTATAGTTTCAATGTTACCTAGCTTTTCGTCTTCAATAAGGCGCTTAATTACAGTTTTTATTACAACCGGCACTTTTTTATTAGCCATTAAGGCTTGTAGCTGCGAGTGGTTACATGTTAATAGACAAGCCAATAAATTGGCCGTGTCCTGCTTTGTAAGCTGAACACTTAAATTGATATTAAGGCTAGTAAGAAGTTTTGTTATTTCAGGTCTTGATGCTCCTTGTAACTGAAGTGCTGAGCGTATAGCTGATGAATATGAACCTCTGCCCGAGTCATGGCGTTCTGCTAACTCAGTTGCTTTAAGCGGCTCTACAGTCTGAGCCTCAAGTGCCTCAATAGTCTCAACTCGTTTTTGCTGTTCTACGATACGTTTAGCTTGAAACTCAGTTTGGCCATCTGGTATTTCTTCCACGCCGAGTTCTTCTGCTAATGATTGACGCTTTTCTTGTTTAACTTGAAGATTTTTAAGCTTCTGCTTTTCAAGATATTTAATACGAGCCAATTCCTTTGCATCTTGTTTTGATTTGATGCGCATAGCTTCTTGTTCTACAAGTTTGGATGTATCTGGATTAGACATTCCAGGAACTATTGGCCTGTTTGGCAATATATCTGCTAATTTCTGTGCTATTTTATCTGTTTTCATATCAATTTCTTTTTAATCTGAATATCTCCATAAGCGTTTATAAGCTGTATTTAATCTGCCACTACAGCATGCGGCTATATTACTGGCATTTAAGCTATAATGCCTTGCCGCGGCTGTAATAGAAGGCCATTCTGCCACTTCTGTATAGCCTTTGCCTTTTTCATAAGCATATTCTTTTATAGGTTTTGCATTAGAAGCTAATACTACTTTTTCGTATTTATTTCCTATTTGGTCGCGCACAAGTCTTATATACTTCTTTTCTTCTTCATACTTATTGCCTGCCATATATATTTTATTAAAGCCATAAGGCTCATAGCAGCTATTTAATAATATAGTTTTATACTTAAGCTTAAATAAAGCATCTAATGTATATTCGCTTGGCTCCTTTATAGATACATATAGTGTGTTACTATATTTCATTGACTCTTTTAGAAGTACATTTTGTTTTATGCTATCGTCTAATACAGAATTTATAAATCTTCTTAATTCTGTTTTTACTGATAGCATAATTGTGTGGCCTACATACACCCTATTATCATATTCAAATTCAACGATAAATATCGCGAATTTAGATGTGAGGCTATCAGGGCTATCGACCTCGATTTTTTTATTGCATATTTCTAGCATAGCTGTGAATTTTTATTTTATAGTGCAAATATACAAAATATAATTCAAACGATATATATTTTAATTGTTAAAAATATCATTTTGGTAATTTTTCTTGCGAGAATAGAAAATAAATACAAGATAGTTTATGTTTATCCTATGTTTATTTTTTGTTTATTGCGCAAGCTACTGATTTTCAATGAGTTAGAATGAAATAAACAAAATAAATAAAAATCTAATCTTCCTATATATCCTATTTTTAGTTTGATAGTTTCTGACAAGCCTATTATTAGCTCTATAAAATACTATCAAATCATATTTTATGGTCTACTAGATAATTATTGTTTATATTGTTTATTTATATCTAACTCATTGAAAATCAATCACTTATCGAGAAACAATGCATTGTTTATATTGTTTACATTGTTTCTCTTGCGAGAATGTCATTTTGCCGATTCCCTATTAAGTCTAAGGGCCTAGATAGATATTTGCGAGAATGTATGCAAGAATGAGAATTTATGAGCCTCTGGGCCTTGCTCATACTTATATATGATTTGAATCCCAATCTGCGAGAATGATTTGGTGGCAATTTGCGAGAATGATTTGGTGGCAATTTGCGAGAATGATTTGGTGGCAATTTGCGAGAATGATTTGGTGGCAATTTGCGAGAATGATTTGGTGGCAATTTGCGA